ACAACTGCCAATGCAGCAATTGGCAATTTGTTAACTGATGGATTGTACCATGCCAATGGTGTGGCCTGGGATTTCCAACAACCAGCTGGCTCTAACACTCAAATTCAATACAATGATGGTTCAGGTGGATTTGGTGCCAGCGCCAATTTTACGTTTAACGACTCAACTCAACTGTTGAGTGTTGGTGGTGCGCAAAGTGTAACTGGTAATATCACCGGCGGCAATGTATTAACTGGTGGATTGATCAGTTCAACTGGAACAATTACCAGTGCAGCCAATGTCGTCGGCGGCAATATTACGACTGGTGGACAAGTCAGTGCCACAGGCAACATCACTGGTGGCAATATTAGCACATCTGGTTCAGGTGGCAACATCAGTGGTGCCAATGTAATCAGTGGTACTACTCTTTCGGCTACAGCCAATGTAATTGGTGGCAATATCACAACAGGTGGACAAGTTAGTGCCGTAGGTAATATTACCGGCGGAAATTTAAACACTACCGGCCAGTTGAGTACTTCTGGCAATTTAGCTGCTAATAATATTAGCGTTACCAATTCATTAACTTCCAGCGTGATCAGTGCCAGTGCAAACGTTACCGGTGGTAATGTCCTAACAGGTGGATTGATTTCAGCTGCTGCCACAATCACAGGTGGCAATTTGGCCACTAGTGGCACCGCAAGTGCTGGTGGTAATATCACTGGTGGTAATATCTTAACAGGTGGATTGATCAGTTCTGCTGGTACAATTACTGGCACTACAATTACTGGTTCAACATTAAGTTCAACTGGCAACATAAACACAGTGGGTATTGTTGGTACTGGAAATATCTCTACTACAGGTAATATTTCAGGTGGCAACATATTAACAGGAGGATTGAGTTTAAGCGCCAATGTGATCAGTGCAATCAATACCACATCTAATATCACAACAACTGCTAATATATCTGGCGGCAATTTATTAACTGTTAGAGTATCTGCATCAGGAAACGTTGATGGTGCTAATGTTAACGTTGGCACAGCAGTTTACACTTCAAACATTATTGGCAAAACCAATACACTGACTCTTGAATCTGTTAGCAATGGCAATATTAACTTGTATCCAAATGGCACTGGTAATATTGTTCTTGCCAACACTATTATCAACGGCCTAGCCGAACCATTGCAAAGTCAAGATGCTGCTACCAAGTACTATGTTGACAATGCTGTAACCACTGGGTTTGCTTTCCACCAACCAGTGTTTGCCGCCACAAATACCACACTGGCCACAGCCACAGGTGGTACAATCACATATGCACAACCAAATGGTGTGGCCAACGGCATTGGTGCAACAATTACCACAACTGGTAGTTTTAATTTAATTGACACTGCCAACGTTCAGACCGCAAACACAAGAATCTTGGTCAAGAACGAAGCCAACGCTGTGCTAAACGGTGTTTATGTTTGGTCTAATGCCACAGTGATCACTCGTTCTGTAGATGCTGACCAATATGGATCAGATAGTGCAGAATCATTTAGTATAAATGACTACTTCTTCACACAGAGTGGTAATGTCAATGCAGGAACTGCATTTATTGTTAATGCGCCAGCAGGTGTCATTACATTCGGTACTTCAAATATTACGTTTGCTGAATTTAGTAGCACACAAGTTTACTCAGCCAATACTTCAGCTGGTATAAGTCTTGTTGGCACAGTGTTCAGCACCAAAGTTGATAACACAACCACAGCATTTGATGGTGGTGGTAATATTGTTGTCAAAGCCAGTGCCCAACTCACCACACCAAATATTGGTGCTGCAACAGGTACCAGTCTAAGTGTAACTGGCTTGATAACCGGTGGTAACATCACTGCTGGATCCGGTTATATCAGCACCACAGGTAATGTGGATGGTGGAAACATCAACACTGGTGGATTGATCTCTGCAACTGGCAACATTATATCTTCTGCAAATGTATCAGGTGGTAATGTCCTAACAGGTGGATTGATCTCTGCCACAGCCACAATCACAGGTGGCAACTTGGCCACAGGTGGTACCGCAAGTGCTACTGGTAATGTCACTGGTGGTAATGTCTTAACAGGTGGATTGATCTCTGCTGCTGCTACAATCACAGGTGGCAACTTGGCCACTGGCGGCACAGCAAGCGCAGGTGGAAATATTACTGGTGCTAATCTAATCACAGGTGGACTGGTAACAGCCACTGGTAATGTGATTGGTGGTAATTTGATTGCTGGTGCGTTGACAAAGACAGTTGACTTGAGTATCAGTGGCAACGTGATTGGCAATTTGTTGCCCAGCGCCAATGCAACGTTCAATTTGGGCGGTCCTGGACAACTTTGGAAAGATTTGTTCCTAGCTGGAAATTCACTGTATCTTGGCGATCAATCATTCACTGCTAATGCTACTGCAATTGCAACAGCAAATAACTTTGCTGCCAACAATTTAAATGCTGTTAACAGCATTACCGCTGGAACCACAGTATCAGCAGTAGGCAATGTGATTGGTGGTAATATCACTTCAGCTGGCTTGGCTTCTATTACTGGTAATGTAACCGGTGGAAATGTACTAACTGGTGGATTGATCTCTGCAACTGGTAACGTAACTGGTGGCAATGTCTTAACAGGTGGATTGATTTCAGCAACAGGAAATATTACATCAGCAGCTAATATTGCTGGTGGTAACATCCTGGGCGGTAGTGGTATAATCATTACTACAGGCAATATCACCGGTGGCAACATATTGTTTGGCGCAGGCATTGTGAGCGGAACTGGCAACATTACCGGTGGCAACATCTTCCAAGGTGTAAACCAAGTGTTAGATACAGCGTCTACTGTGGACGGCGGACTGTATTAAAATAAAACATGATCAATGACAAATACAGTACAGCTTAAACGATCAAGTGTAGCCAACTCAATACCAGGCACTGGAAATTTAGTTCCCGGTGAGTTGGCCATCAACTATACCGATGGCAATTTATTTTACAAAAATAACAGCAATGTGGTTACGGTCATTGCTAGTAATAAATTTGTAAGTGTAAGTGGAAACGTCACTGGCGATTATTTTATTGGAAACGGCAGCCAACTTACTGGGATTACATCAACTTCCAACCAAATTACTAACGGAACAAGTAATGTAGCAATTGTTGCAGCCAATGGAAATGTGCAAGTTGCTGTGGCTACTGTGGCAAATTCTGTTGTGATGGGTGCAGGTAGCTTGTTTGTTCAGGGCCCAATTTCCACACCCAAAACTATAAACACCCTTGCACTTGTGCCAAATGAAGTAAATGCAGTGATGATTAGTCCACTGACTATATCAGCGTCGGGCAACATCTTTGTGCCTACAGATTCTACACTCACAATCTTTACGCCAACATGATGCTAAATATCAAATATGAGGATAAATCATGGCAATTCAACTAGACGGCACAACTGGAATTTCAACAAGTGGCAATATTACCGCTGCCGGTACTCTTGTAGTTGGTGTTTTTAATCCTACTTCTATTAGTGCCACTGGCAATGTATCCGGTACAAATTTAAATACCAACGGTGCATTAAGCGTTGGCGGAAATACTATTGTTGCTGGTGATCTAACAGTTGTGGGCAATGCTTCTTTGAGTGGAAATATTATTGGCGACAAAATCACCAATGGATCCACTTCAGTCGAAATCCCAGTTGCCAACGGAAACGTTAGCTTTACCATCGGAGGAAGCACAAACGTAGTTGTAGTTACTACAACAGGCGGATATGTCACAGGAGTTGTTAGTGCTACAGGAAACATCACAGGCAGCAATCTAAATGCGTCAGGATTGAGTTTAGCTTCGAATGTTCTAAGTGCAATCAATTCAACTTCGGCTATCACTACTTCAGCTAATGTTTCGGCTAATAACGTTGTTGTAACCAATCATGTAAACGCATCTGGTAACATATCAGGTGATAATGTGTTGTCAGCTGGCCAAGTATCAGCAATAGGCAACGTCACAGGTAGTAATTTGTTAACTGCTGGAGTTGTTAGTTCTGCAGGAAACATCACTGGTGGCAACATAGCAACTATTGGACTGATTAGTTCTGCAGGAAATATTACTGGTGATAACATACTAACAGGCGGATTGATCAGTGCAGCAGGCAACATCACAGGTGGTAATATCTTGGGTGGTGCTAACGTTAATGCAACAACTCATACAGGTACCACAGTTTCAGTAACAGGCAATATTACAAGTGGCAATTTACAAACTTCTGGAACATTGTCTACCGCTGCAAACATTATTATTCCAGGAGCTCTGAATGCAAGTGGAAATGGTAAAATATTTTTTAACAACAATGGCACACTATCAGCTAATATTATTTTGTATCAAGAAGGTGCGAATGGAAATGTCACAGTCAGAATTGGCGAAAGTGCCACTGAAGGATTTGGATTATATTCAACTGGCACCATTGGTGCAATTGGAAATTTAACTTCACTATCAAATATCATTGGCAATAACATCAGTTCAGCCAATATTATCAGTGCCACAGGCAACATCACAGGCAACTACATATTAGGTAACGGCAGCCAGCTAACAGGCATTGATGCTACTTCGATACAAAATGGCACAAGTAATGTTCGGGTGGTAAGTTCTGGTGGCAACGTAGCTATTGGGGTGGGTGGCACAAGCAATGTGGCTGTGTATGCTACCACAGGTGAATACGTAACTGGATTGATCTCAGCCACAGGTAATATTACCGGTGGCAACATCTTAACTGGCGGATTGATTAGTGCAACTGGCACAATTACATCAGCAGATACTATCACAGGTGGCAACTTGGCCACAGGTGGCACAGCAAGTGCAACTGGTAACGTAACTGGTGGCAATGTCTTAACAGGCGGATTGATTAGTGCAACTGGTAACATCACTGGCGGCAATTTATCAGGTACCAGCATTGTGGGTACATTGACCACAGCCGCACAAACCAATATCACAAGTGTAGGTACATTAGGTAGCTTGACAGTTACAGGTAATGCAACTGGTGGAAATTTACAAACTGGTGGATTGATATCTGCCACTGGTAATATCACAGGTGGAAACATATTAGGCGGTGCAAACGTTAATGCTACCACACATACAGGAACCACAGTAAGTGTATCAGCTAATATCACTGGTGGCAATTTACTAACTGGTGGGTTGATTTCTAGCACTGGTAATATCACAGGTGGCAACTTGGCCACAGGTGGCACAGCAAGTGCAACTGGTAACGTAACTGGTGGCAATGTCTTAACAGGCGGATTGATTAGTGCAACTGGTAACATCACTGGTGGCAACATATTAGGTGGTGCAAACGTTAACGCAACCACACATACAGGAACCACAGTATCAGTAACTGGCAATATTACTGGTGGTAACTTGAATGCTGCTGGATTGAGTCTGAGTTCAAATGTTGTCAGTGCAATTAATTCAACTGCCAACATCACTACCACTGCTAATATTACAGGTGGCAACATTTTGGGCGGAGCCAATGTCAACGCAACCACACATACAGGTACTACAGTTTCGGTAACTGGTAACATCACTGGTGGCAATTTACTAACTGGTGGATTGATCTCTAGCACTGGTAATATCACTGGTGGTAATGTGTTAGGCGGTGCAAATGTCAACGCAACCACACATACAGGAGCAACAGTAAGTGTATCAGCTAATATCACTGGTGGCAATGTTCTAACTAGTGGGTTGATTTCAGCAACAGGTAACATCACTGGTGGCAATGTAAACACTAACAACATAGTTGGAACTGGGTTGACTTTGGTATCAACTGGTGACCTAACCCTTAGCACCACAGGCAATATCAATGCCAACAACGAGTATATCAACAATGTTCCGCAACCAGTACAAAACGCTGATGCAGCTACCAAACAATATGTTGATAACTTGGTGTCAACAGCAATTTCCTACCATTCACCGGTAACAGCCGCTACTATCACCACACTTGCTACTGCCACAGGCGGAGTAATTACATATGCACAACCAAATGGTGTGGCAAACGGTGTGGGCGCAACACTCACAACCACTGGTTCGTTTAATTTAATTGATACAGCTAACATTCAAACAATTGGCACAAGAATGCTGGTCAAGGACGAAGGCAATGCAGTATTCAATGGTGTTTATACCTGGGCCAATGCCACAACAATTGTTCGTGCCACAGACGCAGACACGTATGGTGCTGGTAGTCCAACTCAATTGGGCATCAATGATTACTTCTTTGTGCAAAGTGGCAATGTCAATGCCGGCGCAGCGTACATTGTTAATGCACCCTCAGGTACCATTACATTTGGCACATCAAACATCACATTTGCTGAATTCAGCAAAGCACAAATTTACTCAGCAAATACATCTGCTGGTATCAGCCTTAATGGCACTGTGATCAATGCATTGGTTGACAATGTTACCACAGCATTCAGCACTGGCAATATTGTGGTCAAAACCAGTGCTCAACTTACCACACCAAACATTGGTGATGCTACTGGCACAAGTCTAAGTGTTACTGGCAACATTACAGGTGGTAACATACTAGGTGGTGCCAATGTCAATGCCACAACTCATACAGGTACCACAGTTTCAGTAAGTGCAAACATCACAGGTGGCAATTTACTAACTGGTGGATTGATTTCTGCTACTGGTAACATTACAGGTGGTAACATACTAGGTGGTGCAAACGTTAACGCTACTACACACACAGGTACCACAGTATCAGTTACAGCTAACATTGCTGGTGGTAATTTACTAACTGGTGGATTGATTTCTGCTACTGGAGCAATCACAGGTGCTGCCATTACTGGTTCAAGTTTAACAGTGAGCACCGGCAATATCACAGCTGGTAATTTGCTATTGTCGGGTGCTATCGTTGATTCAGCTCAACTGGACATTCAAACATCTGCTGCCAATGCCAATATCGTGCTTACCCCAAATGGTACTGGTAATGTTAATACTGGTGCCAATTTGAGTGTAACTGGCAACATACAAGGCGGCAACTTACGAACTGCTGGATTGATTTCAGCCACTGGCAACATCACAGGTGGTAATGTGTTGGGCGGTGCTAACGTCAATGCTACACTATTCACGGGTACCACAGTTTCGGTAACAGGTAATATCACAGGTGGTAATGTGTTGGGCGGTGCTAACGTCAATGCTACACTATTCACAGGTACCACAGTATCAGTAACTGGTAACATCACTGGTGGTAACATATTAGGTGGTGCAAACGTCAATGCCACAACACACACCGGTACCACAGTATCAGTAACTGGTAACATTACTGGTGGTAATTTGCTAACAAGTGGACTGTTATCTGCAACTGGTAACATTACTGGTGGTAACATTGTAACTGCTGGATCAGGAGGTAATGTTAGTGGTGCCAATGTAATCAGCGGCACTACTCTTTCGGCAACAGCTAACATAACTGGTGGAAATATACTCACAGGTGGACTGATCTCTGCAACTGGAAACATCACCGGTGGTAATGTCTTAGGTGGTGCCAATGTTAACGCTACATTATTTACAGGCACAACTGTATCAGTAACTGGCGCTATAACAGGTGCTGGTATTACTGGCTCAAGTTTGACAGTGAGCACTGGCAATATCACAGCTGGTAATTTGCTATTGTCGGGTGCTATCGTTGATTCAGCTCAACTGGACATTCAAACATCTGCTGCCAATGCCAATATCGTGCTCACGCCAAATGGCACAGGCAATGTTAATACCGGTGCCAATTTGAGCGTGACTGGCAACGTACAAGGTGGCAACTTACGAACTGCTGGATTGATATCTGCAACTGGAAACATCACCGGTGGTAATGTCTTAGGTGGTGCCAATGTTAACGCTACATTATTTACAGGCACAACTGTATCAGTAAGTGCAAATATCACAGGTGGTAACGTATTAACAGGCGGATTGATCAGTGCCACTGGCGCCATAACAGGCGCTGGCATTACTGGGTCTAGCTTAACTGTTTCAACAGGCAACATCTCGGGCGGCAACATCAACAACAACAACCTAACTGGTGTTGGTAACATTGGTACTTCAACTGTGGGATTTAACACTGTATTTGCCAAAGCCACATCAGCACAATATGCTGACTTGGCAGAAAATTATGCAGCTGATGCTATGTATGCACCAGGCACTGTGTTGACATTTGGCGGCAGTCAAGAAGTCACACTTGCAACTGAGTCTAACGATGTTCGTGTGGCTGGTGTGGTATCTACCAATCCTGCACACGTGATGAATGCCGGACTAGATGTTGAACATGTGGCTGTGTTGGCGTTAACTGGTCGTGCTCCAACTAGCGTTGTGGGTACAATACGCAAGGGTGATATGATGGTATCAGCTGGTAATGGTGCTGCTCGAGCATGTGCCACACCTGCTATGGGTACTGTGATTGGTAAAGCAGTTGAAGACTTTGATGGTATATCGGGTACCATTGAGATTGTTGTGGGAAGGATCTAACATGCCAATAATTGGACCAGGAGTTACTGTTGGACCAGGAGTCTCGGTCACAGCAGTGCCTCCAGTTACTTCGGGACTATCACTTTTTTTAGACACAGGTGATTCTACAAGTTATCCGGGTACAGGTACCGCTTGGAGTGATTTATCAGGCAACGGCAACAATGGAACATTGGTTAATAGTCCTGCATATACTGCTGCTGGAAGAGATAGTTATTTTAGTTTTGGCAGTGGTGCAACTCAGAGAACTAGTTTTACCTATCAAACTCCAGTGCAAACAGCCGCCACGGCATTTACCTGGAATATTTGGGCATATCCAACAGCAAATTCTGATAGTTACATTCTCATGGGCTACAGAGGAACCACACCACTCCAGTTTTACAAATTGACCACTCAAAAATTTGAAATGTATCCTGCAGAAGTATTTTATTTGCAAACACTAAACGTATGGCAAAATATATGTGCCGTTTACGATGGCACCCAAGCTGGCACCAACAACCTGAAGCTGTATGTAAATGGCACACAGGTAGGATTAAGAGACGCAGATGCTCCAGATTTAAGGCCCGATGCCATGCCATTCTATGTTGGAGGAGACCCTATTGCTGGTGAATATGCCACTGCAAGAATTAGCCAAGTTATGGTTTATAATCGAGCATTGACCACAGATGAAATAACACAAAACTTCAATTCCACAAGATTTAGATACGGACTATAAACTGGCTAACTCTGTGCGCTCTACAGACGCCAGTTTTTGCTGAACAGCATCAATATTCACAGTGTTCCACAATCCAGGATGCATGGGTTTAGGCCATACACCGGCTTGAATCCATGCATGTCCAATGTGTTCGTCGTTGAGCACCGGCACAAATTCACGATCTAATACACAAACCCAAGTGTGATATTCAAATACACCATCTGCTGATGTAAACTTTTCTAGCGGTACAAGTCTGTGATATTCTGGAAAGTGTCCTAGCTCTTCAATACATTCTCTTTCCATACCGCCCAACAGTGTTTCGCCAGATTCAACTTTGCCTCCAGGCAATCCCCAAGTTTCTGGATGCTTGGAATCATTGCGTAGCAAATACAAATAACGGCCTGTACTCCGGGACAAAAACCAAACGCCCACAGCCTTTACAGTACTAAGCTCCAGGCTCCGGGTGGGTAGACTCCTTGATAGCTTTTTATCCATTGTTCGCCAGTCCATTCATATTGTGTACCAGTAGTTATGTTTGTAACATACTGAGTGGCAGTTTCATCAGCACTTATAAACACCACACGCCAACGTGTGCCGTTCCATTCAATAATGTCATTGGCCATAGCAATTAACGGTTGGCCACTTGTGCCGTCCCAGGCGGTGGGATTGTCCACGTTATCCCAGTTGCCGGTACTTTCGGTTAACAAATACCGCACACCAGTAACAGGTGTGGGTAATCCTGTGCCAGGGCCACTCACAAGTGGATTAATAATAGCATCAATGGGTGCCAGAGTGTTTTGTGGTGCAGTGTCTGCGTCAGGCGTAAAAATTACCAATCTGTCATCGTCAGGATTGATAATGATAGTGCCAATAATTGGATTGGCAGTGTCGGGTGCTGCAATAGCAGGACGATTCAATCTAATTTGACTGATACCTGGACGAAGCACACCATAGGCCGAAATCACCGCAGGCCATAGTAGTGGTGAATTTGCCACAATAGCAGTAGGATCAAGATCTTCATAGCCGCCATTGGGCACAATTGTGGGGTTGTATAAAACTTGAATTTGATTGTCAATCACAACCAATTTGTAGTTCCATGGGGTAAACATCTGTCTTGTGCCCAGCAACAAGTCGTTATTAGTTATGGCATCGGCTGCATCGCCTTGTGCGTCAAAAATGCCGGCAATGATACGTTCTACCACACCCAGCTTCTTGATCTTGGCTGGCGATGAAATCCAAATTGGCATGGAGAATTTGAGGCTGGCAATGTCAATGGGATTTTCTGTGCCCATTGGGATGGTTCGTGAACTCCAGCTTAGTTGATCCAAATACATCACACTCAAACTTGACCAGTCAATGTAGTTATCTGTGCTTTGCAGTTCTAAGGAAGGATTGAATAGTGTCAAAATTTGTTCAAGTAGTTGCAATTTCTGATTGGTATTTGATGTCCAAATGTCCAGTGTAACACTCAGCTTGTATGGCACAGGCATCAGTCGTTCAATAGTAAATGCATTGCCTTGTGTGGTCTCATATGATTCTGTAGCAGTATCATATGTGCGTTGACGCACTGAGAATCTATCCACAAAAGTAGGGTCTTGTATTCTTGGTCGATCGTATTCAAGATTGTTGATGTAAAAAGTCATCAAGGGAGTTGATGGCAAGGCACTGGCAGAGTTTTCTTGAATGATAGTTTGTGCATTGCGACTAGAGTCACCATACCGCACAGGCACACGTAACAAGGTGGCCTTGTTTACGCCGTCAGTTTCGTTGCCGTACTCAATTTGGAATCCTGAAAAGATTCTAGTAAATTGCAGCAGGAATCTGCGTATTTGGGCGTCATAAAAAAATTGTTGCATGTTTATCTTGAATAAGGTGGTGGTGGGTTGGGTGGCAAGAAACCACCTTGGTCACCATTGTCTGCTTTGGGTTTGAGAGCTTGACTCAAACTCTGACGCTGTGGTATAGCACCCAAGTCAGTGGTATTGGTAGTGTATGTATTGTTCACAAAGCCCGAGCGTTGAGTTTGATTGACAGGTCCATTGTCCAAATTGGTGCGCACTTTTTCTTCAATCTTTATCCACATGCGACCATTGTAACGGAACAGTCTATTGGGTTTGTAGTCCAATCGCAAGCAATAATCTCCGGCTACAGGGTTGGGAGGAAAACTCACACCTGGCGTAACAGGCAAGCCGTTAGGGGCTTTGCCATCACCAGTGAGATACCCTGCTGTGTAGCCATCTGCCCGTGGAGTAACATTCATGCCGCCTTGTGTGCCATCCACTGTGGTGCCATCTACGGTGCTCAAACTGGTTGGATTGGCAGGTTGTCCATCTTCTGTTGTGGCCACAACATAAAACTTTTCAACGTCATATCCGCTAAGTGGAACTTCCACATTGGCCTGAGCAAGAATGTCGTCGTTGATCTGTTGATCTTTGGGCCTGGTACTCTGCATGTCAGAGATTGTAGGCGGAGTATATTCAGACCAGTAAGTGGTGTCTGTAATGTCTGTGCCGGCAGGCACATTTCTAATGGCTCGATAATAAACATCGCCATAGTTTACAATGCTGCCACCAGGATAAAAATCACCTGGATCCCAAATATATTCAGCCACAAACGGCTTGTCCAATATGCTGTTGTATTCTTGTGCATTGGTCAGCGGCGTGGCTTTCACACGCCACAAGTGTGGCAACCAAGTTTGGCTAAAGCCTTCAGACGCAAAGTTGGCATCCTGGATCACATAGTATCTGGGCAAGGCCAGGGGCAAAGCAGCGTTTAGGGGGTTGTAATCTTTCAGATTTGGCACTTCAATTACATCGCCGTTCATGAGCTTGCGACCAAATGTGTCAATCATGTCGTTATAGTGAAAGGTCACAAACAGCGTGTCCGAGTTCAGAAACAATCCAAACTGGGTCAAGTCAAAGTCCACATCCTGCACACGATACACACCACGCATGACGTAGATGTCTGGATCATAGATTCTATCACGGTTTTCTAGCAACAGCAAGTCTTGAATGTTCAAGGGGCTTTGCGTGTCATAAATGGGCTGTGTGACATCATAGTTGCCCGACACCGCAGAGTCCTCGCCGCCAGTTTGTGGGCCCAGATACTTGTGAACATAGATGTCCAGGCCGCCCACAGTGTACATTTCACTAATAGTGCGGTCAAAAAATTGGTAGTCTCTTGTGCGATTTGGGCGGTATAAACTTAGGCGTGGCATAACATATATTTATGGGCAGGTTGACC